GAAACGTAAGAGCATGATTTCTCCATTGTATCGTGACCAAGACCACGAGTATTATAATGAAGTACATGAAGCTAAACAAAACGGTAGAGGTATTATCGTGCTAAAGGCAAGGCGTAAGGGGTTCTCTTTTATGAATGCTAATATACTGTTACATGAGTGGACTTGTTTTCCTCATTCGGAAAATGGATTAGGCGCTCAGAAAGAAGATTACGTACAAGATTTTAGAAAGAAGATGTTACTCTCATATAATGAGTTACCTCCACAGTTCCGTAATAAGATACTTCATAACAATGAAGAAATCTTTATGTCTGGGTACAAGGAAAAGGAAGGTGGTATTTGGATGGAGAGGGGAACTAAGTCTATGATTCACTTTAGGGTAATGGAGAAGCCGAATGCTTTCAGGGGTACTTCACTTAACTTTATGGTATTCGAGGAGGCTGGTGAGTTTCTTAAACTCAAGAGGTCCTTTGAATCTTCTGAAGATTGCTTCAAGGAGGGTGATGTATTCTTTGGTACTCCAATCATTGGTGGAACTTCTAACAATATGGAGGTTGAGTCTGATGATTATATGGAGATGTTCTATAATGCAGAACGATATAATTTAAAGCCTGTATTCATTAAGGCTTCCAAAGTGTTTGGTAGTTTCTTTGATATGAGTACTGGTAAATCTGATGTTCGGGGAGCAGAAGCATATGTTAAGGCTGAAGCTGAACGTAGAAAACTTACGGGAGATTTACAGACTTACTATTCATACTTACAAGAGAATCCATTAGAGGTTGAGCATGCTTTCTTCAAGTCGGGTTCTACTCCATTTGATTTAAGTAAGATTAATTCTCAGATAGGAAACATAATGACGAATAAGAATTTCGACATTGTTAAAAGAGGGAAATTGGACTGGCCAAAAAACAAAGAAGGAAAAACAGTCTTTGGTGGAAAGCCATTATGGATAGATGATGATGGTAGTGTTGATGATAATGATATCAATAAGGATATGTTTCCTTTTGAGATGATTGAGCGTCCATTACAAGATATTAAGAACGCACACGTATCAGCAGTCGATCCATATCACATTGATGATGAGTTGGAGGAAATGAAGAAGGGTAATCAGAAAGACACCAAGTCGAAAGGCTCTATGTGTGTGTACAGAAGATTCGTTGATACTAATACTGTATGTGAACTACCTGTTGCTTTCTATACTGATAGACCTTATTCTAAAGAAGCTTTCTATGAGAACTGTTTAAAGTTAGCTATCTTTTATGAATCGCAGATACTTGTGGAATACAATGATGATGGTTTCTTAAAATACTTTATTAAGCATAAGATGCATAAGTACTTAAAAGAGCGTCCACGTTCTGCAGATTCTCCAAACAGTAAGGCTACTAATAAGTATGGGGTACATATGAAGTCATTCCAGAAGAAGTTATTAACTGAACTTGTTGATGAGTATGTTAAAAAACATCACGAAGATATATTCTTCTTGAAACTTTTAAATGAGCTTTCAGTATATGGTAAAAAGAATACGGATAGGGTAATGGCTTTCGGTATGGCACTAATACATAGTATGGATGCTGAACGTAGGGTTTATGATTCTGCCGAAGAAGATAAAGAAGATAAAATGTTTATACCTCATTTTGGAAGAAGTAAAGATGGGGGTATAGTTTCTATACATAGGGATTCTGATGGTAACTTGCACAAGTCAGGAAGAAAGGCTAATTTTGATTACGATTTCAGCAATGATTAAATTATAACACATATATGGAGTTTCCAAGACAGAATATCCCTGAAAGGGATAAGAATGAAGAATGGCACAGCAATACAGTTGATGCTATTGTTTCTCAAAGTAGACAAAATTCAAGATATCTAAGCTCAAGGAAAAATGACCACGAAAATTATTTAATTGTTAATGGAGATTTTGACGGTAAGCAGTTTGAATATGTTACCGATATGTATGGAATTACTGCTCCAGCAAGATTGGTTAATTATCCTATTATCTTACCTAAGCTTGATTTACTTGCGGGAGAGTTAATTTCACAACCATTACAATATACTGTAAATGTTATTAATCGAAACGCTATACGCAGAAAGAATGAGAAGCGTACTCAGATAGCTGCAGAGGTTGTGTTAAAGCCTATTCGTAGAGAGATAGAGAAGGTGTTAGGTATGCCAATTCCCGATGAGGATTTAGGAGAGGAGATTCCTGAAGATGTAGACGCTTATACTAAGATGAAGTTCAGAGACCATATAGAAGAAATGGTTTATACTGGTTTATCTTATTGTCATCAGAAGTGGGGATTAGAGCAGGTCTTTAAAAGAGGGTTCTATGATTTAGGTATTACGGGAAAAGAGTTTTATAGAATATACGTTAAGAATGGCGATCCTTATGTAGAGCGTTGTGACCCAAGGTCAATGTTGTATGATATAGATTCTGATAAAGAAAACATTAAAGACTCTAAGTATGCTGGTGTTGAAAATTGGTATACGGTAAATGAGATACTTGACACTTATAATCTTTACCTAAGTAAAGAACAAGTAGAGGAGATTGAAGATTTAGAATCCCAAGATAGTGCCTGGTATCAGGAACAAAATTCTGAATACGATAATTATACTACTGCAGAGGGAGAGAACATGAAGGTTCGTGTTGTTGATGTCCAATGGCGTTCATTTAGAAACGTTAAGTATAAAGTATCTCCAAATAAGTATGACGAATCTATGGATTACCATAAGAGGGTTAAGGATGATTATAAAGCTAAGAAGGGGGAGAAGATTGTTACTAAGGTAACGAACGATATTCGTCAAGCTGTTAAGATTGGTCATTCTATTCTTATTAAGTGGGGTAGAAAACCTAATCAAGTAAGATACGAGGAAAACTATTCTAATACTTCATTAGATTTCTTTGGTGCTATTAGAAATAACTTCAACGGTCAAACATTGTCTGTTGTAGATTCTCTTAAGAACATACAGATACTTTATAACATAGTAATGTACCAAATAGAACTTGCTCTTGCGAGGTCAGGTTCTAAAGCTATTGTATATGATGTTTCTCAGAAACCTAAGAACGTTCCTTTAGAAGATGTTATGTATCACGCAAAGAACTCTGGACTTATTCTTATAAATTCTCGTCAGGAGGGTATGAGTAACTTCAATCAGTTCCAATCAATAGATTTTACCTTATCTCAATCGGTAAGTCAAATGACTAACCTAAAGATAATGCTTGAAGATACTGCTGATAAACTTACGGGAATATCTGCTGCTCGTGCTGGTATATCTAAGTCAGGAGATTTAGTTGGTGTTACTGAAAGAAACGTAATGCAGTCAACATTGATTACTGCTCCATTATTTGATTTACATTATAATGTTGTTGGAGATGTTCTTCAAGGATTGTGTGGATTAATGAAGTCTGCTTGGGGTAATGAAGGTCGTATGGCTAATGTGTTTGGAGATATGGGAATGCAAACTTTCAAAATAGATAAATCTATTGCTCTTGATGAGTATGGTATTTTTATTGAGAATAGTGGTAGAGAGGTTCAACGTAAACAATCTATGTTGGCTTTAATGGACCGATATGCTTCATCTGGAAACTTAGACCCATTGGCTGCTATTAAAGCTGTTAATGCTGATAATGCAACAGAGATTGAATCTATATTGACTCAAGGACTTGAGGCTGTTAATGCTCAGGTATTAGATCAACAAGAACAAGCTACTGCTTTACAAGAACAGACTAACCAAATTAATCAGGAGAAAACTTCTGTTACTGTTAAGGTTGCTGAGATTAAAGCTGAGGCTGATATTGAAGTTCAGAGAATGAAAAACGAAGCTGACCTTGGTATGGCTCAGTCTCTTAGTGAGCATAAAGAGGATATGCAAGGTGCTGAAAGAAGAGCTGAATTAGATAACACTATGCTACAAGGTTCAGTTGAAGAACAAGAAGAATTAGAAGAAGATGAACAAGTTATGTAAAAAAATTATATATTTGTAGTAATCATAAACCATATAAGTTATGTCAGAAGAAAGTAAAGATGGTGATGTAAGCGTAGAAACAAAAGAGTTTGACGCAAGTGCATTCGGTAGTGGAATAGTTGATTCAGTAGAAAAATCTATTGATGAGGGTAGCTCAGAAGTATCTCATGAAGATACGTCAAGCAATAGTGATACAGAAGATGATGACAGTTCGTTTGATTGGTCTGATAATTATGGAAGTGATGAAAACGCTGATGATGACAACGAAAAAGAGGATAAAGTTAATTCTGAAGATAGCAGTAGCGATACTGATGATTCAGGCAATAATGTTGTTGGTGATAGTGTTGCTAACGATACTACCGATAATGTTGAAATAGATAATAATTCAGATAAAGAAGTTGTAGGTAATACAACTGATTCATTTGATGGTTCTTTGACAGACGAACATTTTACTGCTTTTGCAAGTGAATTGGGAATTAAAGCTAAAACTCTACCAGAGCTTAAAGAAGCAATGTTAGAACTTGAGGCTGATAATAAACGATTACAACAAAGTAGTGGGGATAATGTAACAAGTAAGAAGATTACTGCGTTACAGAGTTATCTAAAGTTCGATGATAATGAATTAATAAAAAAAGATTTAGAAGCTCAAGGATTTAAAGGAGAACAACTCCAAGAAACACTTGATACTCTACAAGATAATGGCATGCTCAAGATAGAAGCTACTAAGGTTCGTAATGCGATAAGTAGTTCTATAAGTAATGAGAGGTCAGCTATAACAAAGGATGCTCGTGATGAAGATGCAAAGCAACTACAAGACCGAGAACAGAGTGTTAAAGCGCTGAAAACTTACCTGAATGATCAGAACGAAATGTTTGGATTCAAGATGGCTAAGGATGAGGAAACGCTTGGAAAGGTTAGGGATAGCCATCACAAGTATATTACGTCTGGAAGTTTCTTAACTGAAATAACTAAAGACAATGAAAGTTTAGCGGAAAGCGCTTGGCTGTGGAAGAATCGAGAAACACTGCTAAAAGCTGCCCGTAATGGAGGATTACAACAAGGTAGGTCGGAGATTTTAAACGATATGCATAATCCTGATACCGAAGGAGGGGGAACATTTGTTAGCCCAGATGGTAAGGGAGAGTTTAATGTAAGTAAGTTTAAATTTGAT